GAATTTAGATTGGACTAAAGAAGTTAAAAAAATAACATTCGGAACTAAAGAAGTGATGAATTTCTGGTCAGTAAAACAAAAAACAAACGAGTTCAGTATTGATACAAAAAGCTATAAGTTCAGTACCACAAAAAAAACATTCAAGTTCAGTACCACAAAAAAAACATTCAAGTTCAACTACGGAATAATAATAAAAATATAAGGAATAGAAATGGAAACAATAGAATTAATTAAAGGTGACAGTAGTTCAATATTCGAGTTCAGCAATAAACAAGTACCAACTCTAGGTGATGATTGGGAAGGAGGATGGTTTGTGTCAGAAGCATTAGGAACAAAACCTATTCTTGAAGGTTCGTTAATGAAAAACTCACCTATATTCAATAATGATTCTTTAGTTGGTGAAGAGTTCAGAAAAACATTTAAAATATTTGAAGGTTCTGAAACTGAAAAAGTCCAATGGAATGAAGATATTATAGATGAAGAGTCAGCAATTATATCAGGAATAGTTCATATAGATAATATACCACAACCTAACAGATATATTACTGTTCAACTAAAAGGTATATTCAGTTCATTCACAAGAGATATTAGAATCAAAACAGACGAAGAAGGGAAATTCAGCTATGATTTCAATATAGGAAATACAGTTAAGACACCCGAAAATAGTTTTTTCTTGTTTCAGTTAATGCCCTTGGAATCTGAGTTGCTAGAAGTAAAAACATATATGATATCCATAGAAATAAGACAGCTGGATAATGAATCAAAACTTCAGTTTAGGAAGGTTGTTATGCAGGCTAAACTAAAAATAACGGCTAAGTAATGAATGCTAATGATTTAAAAGGATTTATGGGTTCTTTCGCTATTCTAACTGAAATAGGTAAAGAGATAGACAAAATAGAAAACAACACAGATTCACTAAGAAAAGCATTTAAAAATATAATAAGTATAATTGATAAAGATGAAACACTCCCGAAAGATTTAAAGGGAGTGGTTTTAAGTGCTACTGTCCTAGATTTCCACATTAGGTATTCTGAAGATAACAATATTGAACTTCAAACTCTCTTAAACACCTTAGGAGAATATCATATAGAACATTTTAATAAAGCTCTAGCTAATAATCCTTTTAGTAGGTAATTAAGCTAGAACTAAGCAATGCTACATAATAATTACTACAACAAAACAAAGGAACATAAAATGTTACATACTTTAGAATTAGAACAAGAATTAAGTGAAGCACTAATTGAAGGTGAAGAAATTTACTGTCTTATTAACCACAACGGGGAACACGAAGTAGAGGCATTATTACTTGAAATCCAAGCAGATGATTTGGTTCTTGAATTAATTACAGGTGAAGAAGTTTTTAAAACTTTCGAAGATGTTTATGCTTTAATAAGAGATTAATGATGCAAATAACAATTAACAAACCAATAACAATTAATTTAAGTGATTTAAATGATTTAATATATCAAAATGAAAAAAGTTTTTTTGGTACTGATGTTCATTCGCAAAAAGTTGATATTAGAACAGCGATGCAAAATGCAAAAGATGAATTAGATAGTTGGGATTCTTATCAAATTGTTGAACTTGAAAAAGATTTAGGTGAATTGAATAAAATGTACGAAAAATTAAAAATTTCAATCCCTCTTAAAATTAAAAAATTTAAAGAAAACCCGGATGATGAAATGATTGAAATTTTATCTGATGTTCTAGTTAAACACGAAAAAGACATTCAAGATAAACAAAATCATATTAATCTTGTTAATAGTATCTATACTCGTTTAACTAATGATTATAAAACTTTGAAAAAACGTGTTGATTCTATTGATGAACTGCAAAAAACAATAACTTTAGAGTTTTAATAAGAGTTTAAGCTATAACACATTATAATAACAGTAACAAAAAGATTAATTAAGGAATTAAAAAATGGCAACTAGAGCTAACATAGGAATTGAAAACGAAGATGGAACAATAGATTTTATTTACTCTCATTGGGATGGAGACATTGTTGGAGCTGAATTACTTAAAAAATGGAATTCAAAAGAAAAAGCAAGAGAGTTAATCAACGAAGGTGATTGTTCTTACCCAGGTGAATCATACATTTCCAAAGGAGAAGATGTAACTTTAAATAGTTCAAGAACAGCAACTTCTCCTAAAGAAGTTCATGAAGAAGAATACTCTTACATTTTCACTAATAAATGGTTAGTTAGCAACAACGGAATTCTTTATAGAGAGGTGGTTAATGAATAAAAAAGATACTATCTTAAAAGATTATGTCTTAAGTACAGAAGTCCAAAAAATAGGAAAATTTAAAACTTCAAATATTAGTATGTTCATAAAAAAACCTGAAATAATAGAAGGTTTGGATTATATGAAATTTGGAGGAATAACTGTAATAAACAAATCTCCTGAAAGAAGTAATTTGTATCCTAACTATATTAAGAAAATCATACAAGAAAATAATCTTACAGATTTAACTAATTTAATTCCTTACTCATTCCTAAAAGAAACATTAGAGAATAATCTCTCAGTTATTAAAGGAAAATACAGAAAAGTAAAAGTGCAAGGAAAGCAATTTGTCGAAATGGATTATGAACTAAAAGATATTTTTATGTTGAAATCATTAGTTAGGATAATAGTTGATGATAAAGAATTAGAGTTCTTAGTTAAAGAAAAATTAATTCAAGGTTATTTAGGTATCAACAATAATAAAACTCTATGTTGGTACTGATTCACTAGAAATAAATAACTACGGAGCAATAACATTTAACTCCGTTATAAAAGATATGAAAACTAAAAAATTACAAAAAAACAAAAGGAATTACAATATGGCATTAGATTTTACAAACGGAAACTTAGACTGGGGCAATTTAGAAAAGAACTTAGGTGCAAACATCAACGATAAAAAGAAAGATTTTAAAGATGATAGATTTTGGAAACTTTCAAGAGATGAAAACGACAATGGTGGTGCAATCATTAGATTATTACCTGATCCATCAGGAGTTCCATTCATTCAAATTTACAAACACACTTTTCAATCATTCGATGCAGTGAACAAAAAGAAAAGATGGTATGTTGCAAACTCTCCACAAACAGTAGGACACGATTGTCCGGCATCTGATTTATGGTCAGCAATCTTCAACGAGGGTTCAGAAGAAGGAAAACTAGAAGCTAAGAATTTTTCAAGAAAAATTCAATTTCATGCAAACATCAAGGTGATTAAAGATCCTGCTAACCCTGAAAACAATGGTAAGAACTTTGTATGGCAGTTCGGCACAAAACTAAAAGATAAGTTTATGGCAGCCTTACAACCTTCAGAAAATGATATTGCAATGGGTGAAACACCAAAGCAACTTTTTAATCCACTGACAGGTTGTAATATTAAACTTAAAATCCAGAAGGGAGCAGGTTTTCTTAATTATGATGCTACTACTATTGAAAATGAATCAGCAATTTATGATTCACCAGAAGAAGCAAAAGCAGACATTTTAGAAAATTCTTACCTATTAGAAGAGTTTAATTCACCAGAAGCGTTTGATACTTATGATGAATTACTTAAGCGACTTAAATGGGTTCTTGAATGTTATGACCCTAAAAATCTTACTCCAGAAAGATTTAAAGAAGTAACTGACCCTATTTTGAACAAAGAAGAAGCTCAGGAACCACAAAAACAAGAAGTAAAAAAAGAGATTCCTAAAGAAGAACCTAAGCAAGAATCAAAACCAGCTGAAGTTACAACAGTTAGTGATTCAACAGAACCTAAGGATGAAGATGAATCACTCTCTTTCTTGGACGACCTTTAAGGTTCGTTTAAGAAATGAAAATAGAAACTAAACATTTCTCAACTAAGAATATAGCAAGTGAATCTATACTTAAAAAGTATATAGATCACTGTTATACTAATAAAACAGAACTTCACCATATCTTACCTAGCTCTTTATTCCTTCAATACAAAAAATCTTAAACTGAATGAATTCACTGTTCATTCTTTATTATCTTGAAGCATTGAAATAAAGAACTAATCTCACAAAAACAACCTAAAAAAGGAATACTAATGAAACCACTAATAATAGTAGACTTCAGCCACCTCTTCTCACGAAATTTATTCGTAGCAATCAATCAAGCAAAACCTAGAATCAAAAAAGGAAAATACCTGACTGAGGATATTAAACCTTATTTTCTTCACCTGCTTTTTAATTCACTTCAGTACAACAAAAACAAGTTCAAGGGTGAAATGGTACTAGCCTTTGATTCTAAAGGTAATTGGAGGAAGGATTTCTATAAAGACTACAAAGGCACAAGAGCCAAAGGAAAAGAAACAACTGAAATAGATTGGGATGGAATACATCAAATAATAGAAGAAGTCAAAACTACAATAGAAGAAAACTTCCCTTTTAAAGTACTTAAAATACCAAAAGCTGAAGCCGATGATATAGGGGGTGTTCTCTCGAAGAAATTCGGCAATGAAAGAAAAGTAGTATTGATTACTTCAGACCACGATTGGCTTCAAAACATCAGCCACGGAAAATATGTAGAAATGTATGACCCTATAAAAATGGAATATTCAGATTTAACACCCGAAGAAAATGAAATTATACAGACTCCAGCAGGCGAAATGTCTAAATTCACAGCTATCCATACACTCATAGGAGATTCAGGGGATAATGTTCCTAATATTACTTTTGAGACTAAGTTCAGCGATAACTTTTTAGCATTTCTTAAAGAAAACGAAATTATGTCTGATTCAGTAAAAGAAGTTAGAAATATGTCTATCTATGATGAACTACTGAAGAAATATGAAGTTCTAGCAACTGTTAAATCAGGAAAAAGAAAAGGTCTTCCTATGTTTGATTATAGAGTCTATTACAGATTAAAATCAGGTGAACTTCTACTGAAAGATGAATACCTAGCTAGAAACCTAGATGAAGAATATGAAGTCGAGGAACAGTTTCAAAAAGATGTATTTAAGAAAGTTCCTTTTGGAATAAAGAAAGCTGAAAAAGCAGTCCAAGATGTTCATGAACTTCAAAAGTTAATTACTTCACATCCTATGTACAAAGACAATTTTATGTTCAGCAATACTTTAGTAGATTTTGATAAGATACCTGATTACTTGTCTGAAACTATTCTTCAAGAATATAAAAATACAACTGTGAACTACAACCCTAATGGAATACTGGAGTATTTTGTTGCTGAAGGATTAGGAAAACAAGTAAATCAAATAACTAAATTCTACTGTACTTCATACATACAGAAATCAACAACTTCACTAGATGATTTCTTTTAGAAAGAATTGTAGAAGTTAAGCTAAAAAGCTTGACTTCTACTCTAAAAACTGTTATAATACTGTAAATTAATTAAGGAATTAGAAAATGAAAGCAAGTAGAATATTATTAGATTGTGTTAAAGTTTTAGCAGAGAAAAATGTAAGAGAAACAGATATAGAAATTCCAGGATATGTATCACTAGAATTATTTGAAGTAAAAGAATTTAATCTTTTAGATTCATTAGATGGTTCGGTAGTTAAAACATACAAGTACACAGGTGAAGAGTATGTTAAATTAGATTTGAATACTAGAGTTAATCTAGGTAAGTTACCAAAAAATCATCACTTCGATAACGAAGGTTATGAGAAAGCACAAGAAGAACAAAAGAAAATCAAAAAAGCATTTTCGGAAGCCATCTACAAAGAGTATATTAACCTTATAGAGTACGAGTACAAATTATCAAAAAAACAAGAAGAAGTAATTGCTTCAGTAATTGAAACAGTAAGATTCAATTACACTATTGATGACGAAGATGAAATTCTTGAAACTGAACTTCGTATTGTAGACCAAATGAAGAAGTTAAGCTAACACTTAACTTCTCTTCAAAAACAAATTAATTAAGGAATAAGAATATGAGAATAGCTAACATTCAGATACTAGGCGTGAACAAAGGAAGAATAATAATATCAAATGGTCATAAGACAGTTTGGGAACGCAACTTTAAAATGATTGATGATAGAGTAGGAACTTTTATATGGTTAGGTGTAGAGCACTCATATAACATAGAAACAGAGGAGTTGACTCCTTTGGGTTCAACAGAAACAACAGAAAAAACTAAAAATATAACAATCAAGGATAACATAAAAGAAATAAAAAACTTCACAGAAGAACAATCTGAGTTCAACATTAACGAAAGATTTTCTTTCCTTGAGAACTTCACAGATATGGTAATCAACGATTTAACCCCTTCGCTTTTAGTGTGTGGTGAAGGAGGACTAGGAAAGACTCACTCCGTCACAAGTAAAATAAACAGTTCAGGTTTTCAAGAAGATATAGATTATGTGATTATTAAAGGATACAGCACACCAAAAGCTCTTTATGCTACACTTTATGAAAACCAAAATAAATTAATAGTTTTTGATGATTGTGATTCTGTACTTAAAGACCCTATTTCACTCAATATACTTAAAGGAGCATTAGATAACTACAAAACAAGAACTATATCTTGGTTATCTAAAGGATTTGCTAATAATGACCTTCCTAGTTCTTTTAATTTCACTGGAAGAGTAATTTTTATAAGCAACCTAACACTAAGTAAGATGGATGGAGCAGTTAGATCTAGAACTCTTAGTGTTGATTTAACAATGACTTTAAAAGATAAAATAGAAAGAATGAGAGCCATAGTAAATGAAATAGAACCAAATTATTCTATGGATATTAAATTGAAGGTGCTTGATTTTTTAGATAAAAATAAAGAAAATGCCAAAGAGTTCAATATGAGAACCTTCGAAAAATCAATTAAAGTGCTTGACTTCTATACTAAATCCAAAACTGAAGAAGAGGGATTCGAAGCATTAAAATACCTTTTAGTGAATGCTTAGTTATGTTAGATAATATAGATACTGAATATTTCCTCAGAGTTCATGAGGAAATAGGTACCATTAGTGCATCCGATATATCTGTTAGTTGTCCTTTATGTCAGGAAGGAAAATCCTGGGGTAGAAAGCATAGACTTCATCTTTACATTAAACCATCATACGATACAGCTTCTGTTCATTGTTGGAATTGCAGTTACACTTCCAATATCTTTGGATATCTCAAAGAATTCCATCCTCAAGAGTTCAGTTCATACAGAAAAGCAAAAGCTAATTCTGGCTTTGAAGAATTAAAAATGGATTATTCTAAACCGGTAGAAAAAACTGAAGAAACGAATATTTCTTCAATAAAAACAGGTTTAGATTTTAATCAACCTGAACCCCAAAAAACTCAAGACGACTTGGCAGAAGGAGAATCTGAACTTTCGACTTCAGATATGGAAGTCCTGAGCAATATGGATTTTGGTTTTTCCATGGATTCAACAAAACCTAAGAAAGTACAACAAAAACCCAAAGACCCTAATTTGCCTTTGCTGATTAACCCATCAGGAGTAATTAAGAACTTAAATGAACCACCACAAGAAGTTATTAATTACCTAAATAAAAGAGGATTGGAACCCCAGGAAGATTGGTTGTATTCACCTAGAAACAATAAAATAACATTCAATAAAACATTAATTACTTTATCTGAGTTCATTATTATCCCACTAAAAATAAAAGATGAGTGGTACGGATTTCAAGCATTAGGTTGGAAGCAAAAGAGATTCTTTATATATCTAGTGACAGGAAATACTTCATGGAAAGTTTGGAATTGGGATTCAATAAACAAAGAAGAACCAGTTTATATTTTCGAATCTGTATATGATGCCTTGTCCTCTGGTTTAGATAATGTAGTTAGTGCATTAGGTGCAAACTTACACGAAGACAGATTAAAACAGCTTAAGAACCCTGTATTCTGCCTTGATAACCAGCATATAGACGAAAAGTCCAAGGAAGAATCCTTAAAATATCTTGAGGAGGGATATGAAGTTTTTATCTGGCCGGACAAGACTGAAAAATTCAAAGACACCAATGATTTAAGGAAGGTAAATGCACCAAAAGAAAAAATAAAAAGAATGATAAATAATAACATATACAAAGGAATGACAGGAGTACTTAAATTAAAGTTTATCTAAGCTTCATTCCATATAATAATTAAAAGGAGAATAAATGGCAATTCCAATAGATGAAATATTCGGGGATAACAACAAATCAAGCAACGGAGGTGGAACTCTTCAAGGAGAAGGTTTAAGAATGGGAATACCAAGTATCTTCATCAGAACCGGAGGGTGTAATCTTACCTGCCCAGGTTTTGGTTGTAGTATGGTTTCAGCACTAGATAAAGAAACTATTATTACTGGTTGTGATTCAATTCATGCAGTTAATGCAAAACATTTTAGGGGAACCTGGGATTACTTCGATTCAAGTGCTGAACTAATTCAAGAAATACTCAAACACTACAAAGCAAGACCGGGAGGCAACTCAGAAAAACCAGACCTTGTGTTTACAGGAGGAGAACCTTTAATTCATCATAGTGACCCTGCTCTAATAGGAGCATTGGAATACTTTGTATCCAGAGGTCATAAAGTCTATTTTGAAACAAATGGAACTCAATACATAGACTTTGAAAAACACCCTATCTACAAGAAATGTTCGTTTTCTATGTCTGTTAAAATGTCTTCATCAGGTGAACCCAAATCTAAGAGATGGAAACCAGAAGTTATTAATCAGTACCTACTTAACACAGAGGGTTCTTACTTTAAATTTGTCTTGAGTAAGAAATCACTTGAAACTGAAAAACACGAAGTTCAAGAATTCTTAGCACAAGTTCCTACTTTTGGAATAGTGTACTGTATGCCTTTAGGTGAAACATCAGATGAAATTAAAGAAAATGCCAAAGCCGTATATACATTCGCGGCTGAACAAGGATTTAGGTATTCTGATAGATTACATATTCGAATATTTGAAGCACTAAGAGGAGTATAGATGATTAAAAAAACAACAATAGAATCAGCAACACTGAGTTTCGCTAAACTTAAAGGAATACTTACAAGTTCAGAGTCATTAGGTTATGGTAAAGAATACAGCAATTTCGTAAAAGATGTACTCTTAGACCTAAGCAACAAAAGTACCAACTGTGAATTCGGACTTCTGTGGAATGCCTGGAATGAGAAAAATGAAGCTGATGTTCTTATGGGTTTAACTCACCCTGATAACCCTGTGATTATTCATGCTGACTCAGGAGGTCTACAAGAAATAACTCTAGGAATAACATTAACTCCTGAAGATAAACAAGGAATTTATACTCGACAAGGCAAGTTCAGCACTAGAGCAATGTCTTTCGATAAGATGCCTATTGTTACTGATGAAGGAGCTAGAAATACAGCAGTAGATATGTCTACTAGATACTTTGTTCGTGATATGCTTTTTGATGTAGGTGTTGAGTCAGGATATAATGTTCTTAATCAATGCAAAGTAATAGCTGAACTTCCTGAAGAAGAGAGAAAATCCAAAATTTTAGTTATAATCCAAGGTTCAACTTTCGAAGATTACCTAGAATATGCACGGGGCTTATTCTCTGTATTCGATGATTTAGACGAAGAAACTAAAAAATTGTATTATGAACAAATAGGTGGTTTATCTATGGGAATGTCTGGTATATCTAACTACTTCGATTTAGTGGATTTAATCCTAAGAAGTCCTGTTGAATTCACTATGATTCCTGAACGTCTTAGAAACGAAATACACTTTTTAGGTATCGGTGGTTTTACTAGGGTGGCTCCTATATTTGCAATAAAAGATGACTTTTTTGGAGAGGAAAGGGATGTTCACTATACTTTTGACAGCACTTCAAGAACTTCAGCGGCGACTTACGGAAAATACACTCATCTAGAAGAAAAGGAAGAAGGAGTCTACACAAAGAAAACACTTCAACTAGGAAGAAAATATAATAAAACAGTACAGAAACATATTGAAATACTATATGAAACTTATAAAGACATCATAAATAAAAACCTAACAGATAAACCAGTAAAAGATGTTGAAGATTTTAGGAATAACTTCAGTTCTTACAGAAAAGATGGTCTGAGATTAAATGCTCAGATGTTAAAAGCAGGTATGACAGAGGAAGAATCTAGATATATGAGATTAGGAACTTCACTTATCTCAGACTTCCTGCATTGGTCAAGCGAAGTAATAGTTTTTTATAAAATCTTAGATATGTATGCAGATAAGAACTTTGATGTTCTAGGAAATCAGCAGTACAGAAAAGCAATATACTATCTTTCTAAAATAGATTCTTACGAGGAATATATGAAGGATAAGAATAGAGGATATTTGAAATTAATCCTATCAGAAATGAAAATGTCAGAGATTAATATCGTTGAAACCAGAGATGATATAAAACATAAAAGAGTCAATATAATAGAAGATGAGGAGTGGTAAATGAGAGTTTTTAAGAAAAGAATATTAATATTAGATACTATGGTTTGTAGAGAATCAGGAGGTAGAACATTTATCGAGGAGTTCTTACAAACTCTCGATTCCTTGGATATAGTTGTAGATTATCTAACTTACGGAGGGACTGATGAGTGCATCAGTCACTTCAAGAACTTCAATAATATGAATGAATTCATTGCTTTGAACAAAGATATGCCTGATTTGCAGAGATATAGATTGGATTATGAGAACAAAAAAGCATTTTATGGTGTCTATTTTCATAATCCTTTTACTGATGCTATGGTTATTTCAAAAGTTCATGAACTTTTGAATACGTACATATACGATAACATATTCATTAATCATGTAGATAATTATCCTGCAATGAGCAATTATTTTCCTTTGAGTTCTATGATTAATACATTCACATACACTCATTGCTGTCAAACTTTTACTGATACACCTGCTTTCAATATGGGTGCTTATGAGAAGCTGAATACTACATTCTTAAGGGATATCTTAGCTAAAGATACTCAAATAGATATTATTACTCAAAAAACTAATAGATTTGTAGAAGAGAACTTCCCCAATAACCAAAAACTTATCATAGGATTACCTCTAGATGTTGATAAGTTTCATAACTTCTTCAATCCTGATGAAGTTCAGGATTCAGTTCTTTTTCTAGGCAGATTCAACCAAACAGCTAAAAATATGAAAGGTTGGGTTAGCACTCTAGCAAAAACAAATCTTAAAGGGGTTATCATTGTCCCTACTAAGAAAAATGCAGATTCCTTCATTGCTTTAATGGAAAAACTATCCTTCACAAACTACGAAATCCATTATGATTTAAGTTTTGAAGAAAAGATGAAGGTTTCTTCAAAATGCAAGGTTTGTTTTATACCTAGTTTTATAGAGACTTTTTCCTTTGTGGCATACGAAAATCTTAGTATAATGAAAGTAGTTGCAATAGATAGAGAGTGGTCTTCAGAGTTCAAGAATTCATTATCTGAGATGATTCTTACTTCAGAAGAAGATGCTCCCAAGGTTCTAGAGGAAACAGTGAAAAACTGGAATAAAGAAGATATCATAAAGCAGTACAACACACTAATAAAATTCAATGATGAAATAAGCATCAGTTGGAGTGATTACCTTCTTAATAAAGAACACAAATACACTGATTCACCCAAGAGAGAAACACAGATTATAAATGCTTTAATTGAAAACAACAATCTACCTTCAGCCTTGAAATCATTAGGTAAAGACTCTTTGGAATTCACTGAAATATCAACCTTATATAGGAATATAATTTGGGATGATGTAATACAAACCAAAGAAGCTTCATCTTACAGAGAAGTGAGTTCTAACAACACTGAAGAGTTTTATAATGAATGGTAGAAGAGATAGACTATTGATTATTGATGTGGATGATGTTCTTTTAGATTGGACATCATCCTTCGGGAAGTTCATAACTGAACATTACGGATATAAAGGTGTTCCTTTGGGTGAGAACCCTAAAAGATTATGGGATATTTTAAACACAGATAAAGAAACAGTAATTAAAATAATGAAGGAACATAATAATTCATCTTATTTCGGGGAACTTGAATATTTCAAAGACTCCAAATTATTCAATGAACCCAACAATTTCGATAAGGTTGTTTGTGTTACTTCTTGTGGTACTGAACCTGAAGTTCAGTTAGCTAGAACTAAAAATCTAAATAACTTATTTCCTGGATTCATAGATGAAATAACATTTTTACCTTACTTCTCTGAGAAATCTAAGGAGTTCACTAAGATAGTGCTAGAACATAAAGACTACGAAATTTTCTTGTTGGATGATAATGTTGCAGATGTTGAGTTCGCACTTACAAAAGGGGTCCTAGCAACTGTTTATAAGAGTTCATTCTATAGTAGCAAAGGACTTCAAACTGTCAATAATTCACAAGAGTTCTTAGATTTAAGCAAACAATAAGCTACGACTATATATAATTTGTGCATAAAGGAAGCAGATGCAAAAAAAGAAAATTAAAACCCTTTTAATAGGGCATACATCAGGAATAGGTTCCAAAATATTCGATATTCTAGATAATACAGTAGGTGTTTCTAAATCCACTGGTTTTGATATCAGCACTGATATTAGCAAAGAATATGATTATGGTAGTTATGATTGTATAGTACTCAATGCAGTTGGGCTTGATTCATTCGCACAAATCAAGACTTTCTTCAATATAATAGAACACAAGTCATTTACTAAAGATAAATTAGTTCTTGTTATGTCAAGCATCAGTGCTTTTAAGGAGAATCTTGACTCAGTAGATAAAATAAAATACTCAACCGAAAAGATGTCCCTGAACAAAGCAACTAGAAATCTTAATTCGATAGGATATTCAACTTCTGTGATTTGTCCTAGTTATGTGGATACTGAATGGAATAAAAACAGAGATGATATTATGAAATTAGAACCAGAGAAAGTGGCTTCTGTAACAAAAACAGTTATAGATAATTATTTCGAAGAGGGAGTTCTAATAAATGAAATAGTACTTCAGCAGAAACTTCAGCAGTAAAGGATAAAAATGAAAAAAACAAATTTAACAATAATGTATAGTGGTGGGTTGGATAGTTTTATTGCTTGGCACTTCGCCATAAAATCAGGTTTTAAACCAGAAGCAGTATTCGTGGACTTAGGACATCCTTATGCCTGGAAAGAATGGGAAGCGATACAGAATATGCCTAAGGAAATAAGACCTGAAGTAAAAAAGATAGACTTCACTTCTTTGTTCAGTGTGATAGGTGATAGGATGGATAACCAAATAATTCCTAGCAGAAATGTTTTCTTAGGAGTCTTAGGTTCTATGTTAAATGAAAGAGTATGGATTAATGCGCTTGATGGTGAACAAAATGGTAAAGAACACGATAAATCTTTTAGATTTTTTGCTGATACAACTGAACTTCTTTCTTTCACAAACAGTTATTTCCAGGAGAGAACTACAATAGAAACTCCTTTTTCGCATCTATCCAAAGCTGAAACAATCAAGTGGGCTATAGATAACGGGATACCTGAGGAATCATTATTCCAGACAACTAGTTGTTATGATGATTCTCATAGAAAATGTGGGAAATGTTTAACTTGTTATAAAAGAAAAGTTGCTTTTTTATTAAACGATATTGATGAACCTGGTTACTTAGTAGATCCTTTTGAACAGGAATATGCTAAAGAATTGGATATTGAAATACCTAAAGCAGATAAAAACAAAGATTATTCTAGATTCACAAAGAAACGAATTGAAGAATACTTCATTATCAAGAAGAAGTTGCAAGATTTAAAATGAGTCCAGCAATAATAGGTGGTCTCCTTATTATAGGAGGCTCTATTTTTATGTACAGAGGCGAAGTATTCAGAGCTAGTATCTTCTTTCTTCTAGCTGATATTGCCTGGATATTCTTAGGAATTCAGTCAGGAGATTGGATAGGAACAGGCCTTATTATAGTTGGAGCTATTCTAGGCTTAGGAACTTTCATAAAAATGCACTCAGGTAAATTAAAGAAAACACTTCATATAAACTAACAAAGGAAAATTAATGAAAAAATACATAAAAGAAAGATTTAAGTTGAAATTTCCAGATTCAAATTTCAAAAAGCAATTCAAGAAATACAATAAAATCAAAGACTTTGCTCCTGATTCTAATGTTTTTGAGACTCAAGAAATAAATGAGGAACAGCATTTTATAATGAGAACAGCAACTCAATATCATATTAATGAAGCATTTAAAGCAATGAAAGTGGATTTAACTGACCCCAATGTTAAAGAAGACTTAGGAGAAGGTAATATTTCTACGCCTGGAAGGATTGCGAAAGTCTGGTGCGGAGATGGTATCCACGATGACCGTGAACTTGGGGGTGGTAGATGGAGTGTTAAACCAAGATTGGCTTCATTCCCTAACAAAAACAAAGAGAATAATATTCCTATAACAAAAAGAGTAGACATTATATCTAATTGTTCACATCATTTCATTCCTTTTACTTCATTACAAAGAGAAGATTCTTATGCAATTATAAGTTATATCCCTAAAGATAAAGTTCTTGGAATATCAAAACTTCAAAGAGTTGCAGACCATATTTCACAAAGATTCTGGCTACAAGAAAACCTTACAGAAGCACTTTATAAAGAAGTTCAAGCAGTAGCAGAAACAGATTCTGTATATGTAGGTTTATTTAATATCGTACACGGATGTGAATCAAACAGAGGAGCAAAATCAAAAGATGGAGCATTTAGTTCAGAGTTCTACGGTGGAGATTTTAACAATTCAGAACTAAGACAATCTATAAAACAAGGAAAATAAATGTATAAAATAACAGATGTAGTAGAAATGGGTCACTCAAAATTCACAGGTGCTTCGGTGCAAATATCTTTATCTTTTAAGGATATTTTATCTGAAGAAGACAGAGATTTAGTCCTTGGTATTATCGATGAGTTAGATCATACTTTGCTGACTAATGATATTGATTATATTCCTTTTTCGGAAAGATTCTTTATTGTGGAAGCTAAAAATCCATTCTATGATATTCACTATGTAATCTACTATTTAATCAAAAGACATATCAAAAGACTAAAATGCAAAAAAATATCTATTACAATAGGTAAAGAAACATATACTCAGAACATAAAAGGACTCAAATAATGTTAATAAGAAAATTGTTCAAATTCAATGGTCAGCATATAGTTAGAAACTGTTCATCTCAAAGATGCAAAAAATCAATTCACGCTCATACATACACAGTTGAAGTCCTATTCAAATCTTCGGGTTTGGATAATGGATTTATGGTTATGGATTTTGGTCTTATGAAAGGCACAGTTAAAGATATAATTAAGTCCTTCGATAACTCATATTCGTTATGGGACAAAGAAACTGAAGAGTTCAAAGACTTAATTAAACAAAACCATAAAAGAATAGTTACTATGCCCACATCTCCATCAGCTGAATCGTATAGTCTTATGTTTTTGTTTATCATAGATAAGTTAATCAAAGCAACAGAGTTCAACAACGGAGAAAAAAATGTTGAAGTTCATTCAGTAAAAGTACACGAAACAGCGACTGGGTATGCTGAATCTTTCATTGAAGATTTGGATTGGATGGATTATTCACTAAAAGATATTAAGTTCTCTGAAGAAGTGAAGAAAAGTTGGTCTAATCCTAAAATGTTCAAAGAACTAAAAAAATACTCAAAAGGCAAAACAGCAAAGAAACCATTCAAAAACCCTAAAGAGGTGCTTCAAATTGTATCATAGTTCAGGAAAAGTTCATTTCGAGCCCGAAGATTTCGAGGAAGCAGTTCAGGATTTTGGTGTTCACTTTAGCCTAACCAATCCTATTTCTAAAACTGAAGAATATTCATTAGTTGCACTCTACAGAGGAGGTCTTCCTCTTGGAGTTAGACTTTCTAATCAATTTAATTTAACATTAAGTATAGTAGATTATCAAAGATTGGATGGAGATTCATCTGAACCAGCATTTATTAAAAATATAGTTAAATCAGATAATATTATTTTGGTTGATGATATTGCTGATGAAGGAATTACCATAAGCAGAACTCTGGAATTTTTGAAGAAGGAATTCCCCAAAAAAGAAATTTTAGTCTATACTATATTTGGCAACAACAAAAAACACCCTTCTGGGTGGAAATATACATTCTTGCATCATAAAGAGTGGATTCAATTCGTACCTTGGGAGGGTAAATAAATGACAGAAAAACAACTTGAATTAAAGGCAGAATACCAACAATCAAAAGATAATGCTTCAGGAAAATACACACTTGAAGAAAGACCAGATTGTTGCTTATGCAACAACAAAGCATCAAGGTCCAATAAAAAAACAGCATCAACAGTTATATGGAGGTCTCTCCCTATTATCTATAGAGTACATAATGACCTAGAGAAAGGTCATATCTGTGGAAGTTGTCATACTAGATTAATGCCCTTAAATAGAAAGTATGCTGAAGAACAAGGTTTTAAATCAGCTAAAGAATACACTTCTTTCCTTAAAAATGAAGGAAAAACTGAAGATGAACTCAACAATAAAGAAAAGTACAAAAGAAGGAACCTCTCTATTCTCTCAGCATTTTTTTATGGAGAAGATATAGAAATAGAAGATATGTATGATATTGTGACTAAAGAAACCATATCAAGAAAACATAGCAAATTCCCTGATGACAAATCCAAGGTTACTTTTGTTCCTAATCTACATCATATTCTAGTACAAAATAACTCTAGTGTCCACAAAGGAAAAAATGAACCTTCAGTTTTATTAGGTTTAGCAGTTCTTAAATTTAACCAAGTTCTTGAACTAACAAAATGCACTATGGTAACAGATAATACCCATAAAGATATACACGATTGGTCTTATACTGATATTAGATATTATAATATTGAACAACTTCCTTTTGGTTTACAGAGTGAAGAAAATTGGATTGAAAGCACTAATCTAATAAATGAAATTATGTCAGAAAACTGGAAATTTCCATCTTACCAAGAACAGATAATATCTATGTTTTCTAAAAAGACAGATAAAGATATAGTGGAAGTAAATAATATTATAATGGATTATTTTTTAAACTAAAGGAGAAAATATGTTAAATGAAGGTTACCAAAGGATAGATGAAAATATGAGGTTTGAAGCTCTTGCACAGTTAAGAGAAATTCAATCTAATCTGGTAGGGATTTCTTTCCTACCAGTCATAGCAATAATGAAACAAGAAAACCCTCTTAAGAAAGATGTTTTGAAATTTCAAGATAGATTAGATGAACTAACAGCTGAAATTCAATCATTCATTTCAAAAGCTAAAAATGATATAGACTACCAACCCTCAGAGGAAGAAATAGAAGCTGAAGAAGTTGAAGCTGAAGAAGAGCCTAAAGAACCCAAAAAAGAAAAGAAAGTAGAAGATTCAACAGAGGATAAGAAAGATGTATAGATTCAGCAAAAACTCAGCAAAACACTTAGCAACCTGCCATCCCGATATTCAGTTAATCCTTAATGAACTAATTAAAGTATATGATTTTAGTATAGTTTCAGCATTAAGAACAACTGAACAACAGCAACACCTATTCAAGTTAGGGAGAAGCACCCTGGATGGAATTAACAAAAAATCAAAACATCAAAGTTCAGTAGGTGTTTCTATGGCAGTTGATATTGTCCCTTATGCTAAAGGGACTAATGCTAATTCAGGAAAAGAACTAGATAATAGAAGATTTTATTTCATGATGGGTATTGTTAAGGGTATCAGCACCAACTTAAAGAAACAAAATAAAATAACTCACGATGTTAGATTTGGTATCGATTGGGATAGAGATAATGTTTTCTCAGACCAGAGTTTTCATGATTTACCACATTTTGAACTAGAATAGAAGTATAAATCCTTATAAAAAGGATTTATAATGAAAGGTATATTTGACGAATTAAAAGAAGCAAATAACAATCTAGAAATAGACGACTCCCTCAAAGACAAATTCCTTGAACAGATTGATACTCCCAAAAACCAAGAAGGATATTACTTAGATGCCTTCGGAGAAAGAATCTCGTTCAACGGAATACGACAACTCAAAAAACCCTACACCAAACTCAACTTAAACAAACACCAACAGCAAGAAATTAAAGCCTGTCACCAAGATTATTTTTATTTCAGGACTAACTATTGCAAGATTCTAACTAAATCAGGAATAGGAAGACCTGAACCTAGAGATTATCAAGTTAGACTAGAAAAAGAACTTGTTAAGGGTGATGATGTATTAGCTTTCTTTCCTAGACAATGCGTCACTTCAGATACTTTAATTACAGTAAACAACAAAGAAATACCTATTAAAGATTTATTCCTAGAACCTGGATTAGAAACTGAACAAAATGAAACATTTATCAAGACTAGAAATATATCAGGAAGCAATTTAAAAATAAAAACAAATACTTCAGTTTCTAAGATAGTAGAGGTTCACTTAACTGAACCTCTAGACAAATATAAAATAACACTAGAAAATGGAATGGAATTATTTGGTTCTCCTTTGCATACTTTAATTAATGAAAATAAAGAAGAAATTTCACTAATAAATTCCTTAGGTGAATATATTATTACTGAATATCAGCCTCAAAAAGTTATACAGATAGATGACTTAAAAGTAAAAGAACAGATGTACGACGTTTCTATAGAATCAGAAGAACAACTTTATTTCACAAACGGAATTCTTAGTCATAACAGTGGTAAAACAGTTACAATTTCAACTTTCTTACTTTGGTCAGCATTAACTAGAAAAAATATAATAATAGGTATCGCGGCTAATGTTCTTTCTTTAGCACAAGAAGTCCTAGATAAAATAAAGAAAATATATGTTGAAATGCCTATATGGCTACAACCTGGATTAGTTTCTTGGAATAAACAATCTGTCGAATTCGATAACGGAACTAAAATCTTAATCAGTGCTTCGAATTCTGATTCTTTCCGTGGATTTTCTTTAGACATTCTGTATCTTGATGAAGCCGCGTTTCTAAGATCTACTATCTGGAATGAGTTCTTAGATGCAGTTATGCCGGCAATGGCAGCCAAACAAGATTCACAGGCGATATTCAGTTCAACCGCGAATGGTTTAAATTCTTGGTATCATATGGTAGAAGGAGCAAGAAAACCCAAAAAAGAAGTTCTTGAACCTGAAGATATTATAGTTCTAGAAGATGGGACAGAAACAACAGTAAAGGATTATTATGAAAATACAACAAAATAAAATCAAAGAAATAAAAATTAGAGATGATGGGAAGTATGATGTTATTATGACCTTCGGCGAAAACGGATACAACATATCCGAAGCTGACTGGAAAGAAGTACCTAGATGGCATAAGGATGGAAGACTTAAAACTTCTGATGAGTTCAGAGATGAACAGATAGCCAAGAATGGTATTATGCACTTCGAGCAGAACTTCGGGAATTGTGTAGGTTACAATACAATAGTAGATATCGATTCAAAAGAAATAAAAATTGGTGATTTATTTCTAGAGTTCAACCCAAAAGAAGAATATAAAGTCTTAACTCCTAAAGGATATAAAACATTCATAGGAGTACAAAAGTACTCCAAAAAAACATTTAATATTAGAACTGAAACCAAAGAAATAGAAACAGCACAGAAACATATTTTTGTAGTAAACAATAAAGAAATATTTGCTTATAATCTTAATATAGGAGATTTACTCCAAACTAAAACAGGATACGAAGAAGTAATTTCTATTGAGGAAGGTCCCGAAAAAGATGTTTATGACCTTATGTCTGTAGATGGAGAAGTTTACTTCACTAATAATATTTTAAGTCATAATTCATTCCTCGGGTCATCAAAAACACTTATTTCTACAACAGCATTAAAAGCAGTAGAAACAGCAAAAGACCAAGATATTATATTTAATTCTTTGTTTGAAGGTCTAAGAATATTTGAAGAACCAAAAGCACACCATAACTATATCTTAGCTTCAGACCCTAAACAAGATGGGATAGATTCAATAGGACTTCAGGTTGTAGATGTTACTAATATTCCTTTTATTCAAGTTGCTTCAGCAAAAATAGAAGAGAGTTTCCTTGTTATCCCTAATAGAGTATTTGACTTAGGAACTTACTATAATAATGCCCTTGTAGTGCAAGAAAACAACATAGAAGCAAATCTAATTAATATCCTGCACTCTCAACTAGAGTACGAAGGTGAAATATTCAAAGAAAGAAAAACTTCAGGAAGAGGATTTAAAAATATTCTGGGAATAAGAACCACAACAAAATCAAAGAAAATGATGACTTCATTCCTTAAGAAGTTCGTTGAAGAAAAAATACTAATTATTAATGATTCAAGAACACTAGAGGAAATGTATAACTTCATAGAAAAAAGAAATGGTTCATTCTCAGCAGAAGAAGGATATCACGATGATTTAATTATGGCTTTAATGCTTATTTTTGCTCCTTTCTTTGATGTCAAAAATTGGGATGACTTTAAGGGTTTTAATGACTTAATAGAAAAAAGAAAATCCGAAGAGTCCCAAATACAAGAAGAAACAGCATCATTTTTATCTTTAGGTTTTAGTTCAGATGAAGATAATGAATCCCCTTTCACTGAGGATTTATGGGGTGACTCCTTTGGAGGTATGAATGCTAAGGAAATGTGGGAGAATGATATACTTTAAGTTTTCTTTAAGGTTACTATATAGTAAGATATATAGTATCTTACTCCTTCAAGAGTTGCTTAAGTTCATAAATGAATAATTGAATGACTGGTTACTTAGTTGTGCTAAAGAGGATTAAAATTAAATTTATATTTCAGTGGTTCAGTGCTTATTATATTAGATGTTTTTAGTTTTTGAATTAGTGCATTAGCTTAAGTTCATAAATGAATACTTGAATGGCTGGTTACTTAGTTGTACTAAAGAGGATTAAAATTAAATTTATATTTCAGTGGTTCAGTGCTTATTATATTAGATGTTTTTGGTTTTAAGAAGACCAAGGCTTCACGGACGCTTTATTCTAGCGAAGCGAATAAAGTAGACGTATTGCTGAAAGCAATAAGGACTAAGTAGAATTAATGTTTTTGTGGGATTTAAGTCGTAAAAATGTTACACGAAGTAAAACCGAACTTTTTAAAAACTTTATTTCCTAAGTGAACACTAACCATGAATTAAACCATAGAAATGTTACACGAAGTAAAATAAAACTTTTTTTGTTCACTTTTACTAAGCATAACATTCAAAAACTAAATTTTTAGTCGTAAAAATGT